TGTTATGCCAGACGTTGAAAGCTTTTACTTTAAAGATCCAATGTCGAGACAGGCTGTTTTTGAAATATGGGGTGTGTGATGATTGCTCTTCCTGAAAATAAGTATGGCTATCTTTGTCTTTATGAACCAGAAGAAAATCGTGGGGTTTACATCAAAGCAAATACGATAAGTTCTATATCTCCTGTTACCGATGCATTGAAAGACGAGGATATTAAAACTATTATTTCAACAAATTATCAGAATGTGTTTTACGTTGGAGAAACAATCGATCAGATTCTTGAGCAGCTGGAAAACATTCATCCCAGCATGCTTTGATGGTGAGATTCCCCGCTATGGGGAGAGGCAAGCGGTGAGCCAGATCATCGCACAAAGTGGAGAAGTATAATGGCTTTTGATGGGTTTTTTGATAGTGTCGGCGAAGGCAATAGTTTCCTGCCGATCATTAAATATGATGCGCGTTCTGGTCGCCTCTCACGTCGCGATCGTGAGAATGGCGAAAACAATGACGTTGATATCACGCGCAGCTTCAAGGCAATTTTTGACTTTGATAATGTCGAGATTGGCTGGATTAATTTTAATACGGGTGGCGCTCCAGACTATCGCGTGCGTCGTTACGCTGATGGCGTGAAGGTTGATAAGCCATCGGAAGAAGGATTTAAGCGCGGCTTCCGTCTTGTATTGAAGCTATCAAAAGAATGCGGCGGCGACGTTAGAGAATTTTCTAGCAATGCTGCAGCATGCCTTGATGGTATCAAAAACCTGATGGATTCTTATGACACTGGCTCTAAGTCCAACGCTGGCAAACTACCGGTTGTTGAGTTTAAGGATTCGGTTGCAAAATCTTCAAGCGGAGGGGCTTTGAAGACGACGAACTACGTGCCTGTATGGGAAATCGTTGGATGGGTTAAGCGCCCAGACGACCTTGTCTATACAGCGCGTGGTTCGTCATCGTCATCATCGTCCTCAAGCAGCCCTGCGTCTACGGGTTCGACGCGCGTGTCTGCCCCTGCTGATGCGGATGATTTCGGTTAATAACTATTAAGCGATGGTGGAAACCGTCGTTTAATAAGGGGTGCGGTGTAACTCGCAAAGCGCGCCGCACCCTGCTTACACAAGGAATGGACATGCGTTTTCTGGTTACGATGAATATGCCATCGTTCAACAATAATTTGGTTCACCAGGTTAATGTTGAGCACGCTGACTCCAATAGCCTGGAAGACTTCATTACGGCGTTAACCGCTAATGATTTTGTTTTGGTTGAAGAGTTTTATCGCGACCCGACGACAGGAACTGAAAATAGCAGAGGCCAGATGGCTTTAAATTACCGGTATGTTGGTAAAATAAAGGTCATGAATGGCGAAGCTTTCCAAAACACACAGAAAAGAGATCGATATGACAATAACCGCAAATCCGCATGAACTTTTACATCAAGCAGCGAGCGTTCTTGAAGAGCGCGGCAAGACACATGGTGACTTTGAAAATAATTTTCAGCTAATCGCTGATTTATTTTCTCTTCGTATTGGTCGAGATTTTCATCCTTACGAAGTATGCATTCTCCTGGAGTGCGTAAAAGACGCGCGTATGTTTGCCAATCCGACAAACGTCGATAATTACCTTGACGGGATTAATTATCGTGCCTTTGCGGCGCTCTTTGCACAGGACTACATCAACAGCCAGGCAGCTAATTCAGGCGTCGCTTACATCAAGAAAGCGGAACTGAAAAAAGCTGATCTAAGGCCTGTTGAGGTTGTAAATAAAAGTGCAACCGCTTTGAGCAAGATCAAGACTTCTTACAAACCAGAAATTGCTGCAGCCATTAATTTGGATCAGCTTGGCGCAGACATAGAGCGCGCCGCAACAACGCTATAGGGGATCGATATGAGCAAGTTAAACCGCGTAACGAGACCGGAATCTTTTAAGATATATGAACTGCTGAAGAAAAACGGCATCAGAAAGCCAGACAACATTTATGAATATAATGATGGCTGGGACGACGATAAAATTGCTGCTGCAGTTGGGCCTGGTATTTCTCGCTGGTCTGTCAAGAATATAAGGTCCGAGTCATTTGGGATCGTTAGAACAAGATTTGTTGATAAAAAAGGCGAACTTGAAAGGCGCGTTGAGGATCTAGAAAAAATGGTTGCGGCGTTGTCTGACGTCGTTTCCAAGCTTGGTTCACAACCAATTGGGACGGGCGTTTCCAAAGGTCCTTTTGTTGAAAAGACTTTGTCTTTCGGCGAATTTTGACGCAGAATTGGGGGCTACGGCCCCCTCTTTTTATGCTATTATGGTAGATGGATATGAAGATCAAGCACTTCAAATATGTTCCCCATCATCAGGTCAAACGCTGGGAAGAGGCTGGGTGGGTTTTTGAAACGGATCTTGGTCCGCCGCATGCTGCCTATTCGAGCCTTTATTCCTGGCCGCATGAAGGCGAGCCAGTGATCCCGGACAATACTACCATTTCTGTTTTGAGAAAGAAAAAGGATGTATGTGATGGCGAATAATCAACCGACATATAACGATGGCGTTGTTGACGAAAAAGCGCGATGTTTGACAATTTGTGAATTTTGGAAGCGCCCTGCTTATATTGCTGTCCATTATGGACCAATTGACGAAGTAGGCATGAAGGTTTTACAGAAAGTTGTTGCCGGCATTGAGGCGGATATCGCCAGCGGTCAACAGCCAAGGTAAGATTTATTATTTATTGAACTGGTGATTGATATGGAACCTACAGAAAATTACGCCGTAGCTGCGCGCCGATTGTCTCCAGCGGATGGCAATGATGACTTCCCCACGCCTCCGTGGGCAACGCGTGCGTTGATCGAGCATGTGATTAAGCACGATCGCGTTAAGGATCAAATATGCTGGGAGCCTGCTGCCAATCGCGGATATATGTCCAGGCCTCTGCAGGAATATTTCAAATACGTTATGGAGTCGGATATTCATGATTATGGAGATCGGAACGTCGTTGATTTCCTTTCTACTGAAATTGATAAAAGCAATTGTGTCGTTGATTGGGTAATTACCAATCCGCCATTTAATAAAGCGCAGCAGTTCATAGAGAAGGCGCAGGCTGTTGCGCGTGATGGCGTTGCGATGTTGGTTCGCACGACATTCCTTGAAGGCGTTATGCGCCATCAGACACTGTTTATGAAGAACCCTCCGGACATTGTCGCTCAATTTGCCGAGCGCGTTCCAATGGTGAAAGGCCGATGCGATGCTAAAGCGTCTACTGCAACGAGTTATGCTTGGCTGGTTTGGTATATCGATCCTTATCCGGATGTCGATAAAGAGACGCTATTACGCTGGATTCCACCCTGCAGAAAACAACTCGAGAGAAGAGGAGACTACGAAGATGGTCGCGCTTAATACGGTTAATCATCAATTCAAAGATCCTGCAGGTCTTACATCGTATGAAGCACGCATATGGGAACTGAAGATGCAAGGATTAACATATCAGGAAATTTCTAACGCCATGGGAGGAACATCGAGCATCGCGTCGATTCAATCGCGCATGCGTGTGATTAGAGAAAAAATAGCGTTGAAGGAGATTACAGATGCACAAAGTAGACGTTTATATTGGAGCTAGTATCGCCTTTATGTGTGCGGCGTCAATTTTAGCAGCGAGGGGTTGGTGAGGGTAAAATGACACTAGATGATTTTTGCTTCCCAATGGAAGAAGGTTATGACGGCGTTGCAAATAAATCACACATGCCAGCGCGCGTTTATAACCTAATGCGCAGCCTTGGCATCGAAACAGCAGAAGAGATTGCTCAAATTAATTCTATTCAATTTCTTCTTCTTGATGGCGTAGGATTCAAAACAATAAACTGGATAGAGGACAGGCTCGAGGAAGTCGGTCTCGCTCCTTGGTTACAGTATATGCACAGCGTCCATTAATTCGGAGAATAAAATGCCTAAACTATTTGTTCCTGCATATTGGCCGTTATTTAAGACGCATGAGCTGCGCCGNTTTGATTATCACGCNCCAGAGACGCCATCTTTTACGTCTGTGTTTAGCTATGATGTCGGCTCCGATTCCATGCTTTACAACAATTATGATCCNGCCGGTAAATGGTTAAATGTTTGGTATTACCAATATCGCACCGGATTTGGCATTGCTGAGTGGCGCGANGATTATCCGGGTAATAAGAAAGTGGTTTTATCACCTCCAATTGGCTGGGGCGAGTTTCAAGACGTCGGTAGCGTTTACCAGAACAAGCCTAAGTTTGATTTTTTTAAGTGCTGGCCGCCAGCATTTAGTAACGGCGATCAGATTGTTGCATATGAGCAACATCTTTCGTCTTTTACNGCATGCGCCGTCACCTACACTGACGTGATTCAGTTNAGCTATTTGCANGCNTGGGATGGNAAGCCGGCAACTGGCGCACGCTATTGGATGGCGCTCGGCGTTGGTCCTGTCGCTGTNTCATTTTTGACACAGGATGCAACAGATCCAAAGAAGGTTACTGAATCAGTTCGCTGGGATGCAGTTGTTACAAGGGTGAACGCATGAGTGATATTATTGACCGGTTAGCATTACAGGCATTTATGACCGTAAAAATCGAGAGTGATTCGCTTTATGAAGATTGTTTAGCGGAAATCCTACGCCTCCGCGCAGAGAATGAGAAATTATGCGGGAAGATTGCTGAACATGAACATCACCTTAACAGAGCCAGGAAAGTTTTAGAACCATTTGCCAAACAATTGGCGTGGAAGTTTGGGAGATATGTTGGGGATTTGCCAATAGTGGCTAAGTCACCGCATGAAGAAGTTAAGGACGAAATGACTTTTAAATTATACGATTTTAGAATGGCTCACTTGATTTGGGAAGATATTGGCAAAGAATTGGGAGAGAAGGAATGAAATATGCTCCACTATTTCTACTGCTCGCAGGCTGCTCGTTTCCTGTTCCAGGCCTGCGCGACAATTGCACAGCCGCGCATGGTGGAGACCCACGCACATGCTGGTCTGCTCTTGCTTTGGACAAAGAGCGACCGGCAACGGGAGCAAGCTACCACAGCGCAGGAACCATGAGCCTTGCACACGCCACATGCGTGAAGCCCAGCAGCCAATGGTGGTTCCATGGGGCACACCACCCAGTGACAAAACAAATTAGCTCAGAGGGCAATTCTGCATTGTTAAGCGCCTATAATCATCGCTACCCGCAGGTTGCGTCATACTTACAAAACAAAGGCGCGCTACAGACAACATCCTGGACGAAGATGTCCGGGTCAGACTTAAATAAATTGGGCGTGCCGTTATGCAAATAATTAGGAATTTATCGATCGTTATTCTGGGTATCCCATTTATTATTATTTTATTTATAGGCTTTGCTATTCAGCAATTAGTTACCTTAAAATGGCGACAGTAAGAAAAAAGCCGGGGAACGAAGGCGAAGATCACGGCAGCGCAAAACTGACAACATGGCAGGTCAAAGATATTTTTGAACGTGCAGATTACGAGCCCCATAAAAAACTTGCTAGAGAATATAATATTCACCCGCACACGGTATCAAATATTAGGGGAGGCAGGCGATGGAAGCACCTAAATCTAAAGAATACGAGCAAGGGTGGAACGACGCCTTCGATGTGATTGCCGACTATGTTGAAGGAGAGATCTGCATGATTACGGCGTCAATGATTCGCCGCATGCGATATGAAAAATGGCGATACAATAAGACTGAAGAGAAAATTGAAGAAAAAGATTAATGTAATATTTCCTCAGAAGCAGGCGTTATATAGTCTTTGTCAAAACCTTCTTTTTGAATTTCTAGCCCGACCAGGAACAAGAGAAGAGCGGCAAACCACAGCAATATTGCCGTGGTTGCCTTCATTGCTTTCCGCCCGTTACCGCAGTTAGATCTCCTGTTGGGAGCGTTTTAAAAGAACGACGAATTGCCGCCAGCATGAGCAGGCATTCTTTTTTGGCTTCCTCATTATGAATGTGATCAACAAGCGCAACTAATTTTGTAAAGCTTGCGGCGCGTGCGGCGACAGGGTCTAACGGGGGCTCTTCAAAATCAGGAACTTCTATGTCCGAATAATCTTCATCATCATCGCGCATAGAAAGCTCCTAATTGGTCATTTATGACGACCGTCCCGCGCAGATCGTGCCCTCACTGGGATCGCCGACAAGGATCTTCCAGCGGCGTGCCACGCCGTGGATAGGATGAACACTAAGAAGCCATTGGCTAGGAGGGCTAGAGCGCATACGACCAGATCGCGAATATTCGCTGGGTCCCGATAGGCAACCATTGGCAAATCCTTGCTCGAGCTCGCAGCTCGTGTGAAAATGGCCAACAATCACATAGTCTACCACGATTTGCTCGGCGGCATAATCTTGAATCACTCGCTGCATGCCCCTCGCAATTGTAGCCACAGGGCCTACCATGCCCATGCCGCCTCGAGATCCAATCCTATCCCCGTGCGTAAACAAGAAGTTCCACCCGCAAATACTGATTAATGCATCGCCAGAAGCCGGCGCTGTNAAGGTAATTTGTTTTGTTCCCTTCGCGACAAACCAGCGTTCCACAAGCCACGCCACAAGCGTGTCGTAAGAATTAACGACNAANCCCTTTGATTCGGGCTTCCTGGTTGTGCGTCCGTGATTACCGGGGATCGATACCACGCGAATTTCACAATCAAATGACTGAACAAGGAGCTCGAGGCCGGAGATTAAATAAGTAGCAAGCTCCTTTACTGCCGGAATTGCGAGCAGGTCATTTGACTTGGCAAGCTCATCGTGGATCTCGCCACTAATAAGATCCCCGCCGAGAACAACGTAAATGACACCTGGAGGTGGGCCAGACCAATGCACCGTCCCCATCTTTACGACACCCTGGAAAAGGCGCTTGAGGCGATCGCCGCAGATCTTCTTATCAAATGAGTTTCTTCCGCCCATTTGATTCTTGTCAATCGTCTCGCCCATATGGACGTCCGATATCATTAAGATCAGCCCTTCTTTTGGGCCTCTTTTAGAGCCCGTAGGAGGCGACCAAGGCCGCGGCTCTAGGGGCGTAGCGGCGAGGCCTAAAATGCCCTCTCTGATGGCGTCTGAGCTAATCCTATCGCGCTCTGCGCTTGCCGCTCGGGATTCGGCCTTTGATAGTCTGTCTTTTAATCGCCGAACAAGAATTGGGTCGGTATTGCCGTCTGCGGGGACTTGATCGTTATAGAGAGACCAATCAGGCTCTAGCCCGTATTCTGTTCTTGCTTGTTTTAGCTTCCTGGCCATCACAGTCCGATGTATGCCAAGATATTTACACGCAGTCGCTGACGCTAGTCTTTGTCTGCTTAAACATTTATGCCCGTCAGGATGATCACCCTTCTTTAATGCATCCTCTATAAGCGCAATAATTTCTTCCGCTTCGGCTCTTGATATCATCGCAAATCCTTGCAATGGTATGTGCGCAATCCGTAATGCGCATAAACGATTTTTATAATCGTTTTGTGTCAATAGGTTATGCATTTTACATTAATATTGAAATAACTCAAGGAATATCCAATGATTACTAAAGAGCAGAAGACCATAATCGTCGATTTATGGAATAAAGGTTACGACGGAACAAAAATTGCCGACGCTTTATGCTTAACAAGAAATACAGTTCTTGGCACAGTTCATCGCTTACGCAAGCAGGGCATTCCTCTCGAAGAGAGAAAAGGAATGACTGGATTTAAAGTAAAGAAAGCGCGACCTTTAATTATTAGAAAGCCTAGAAAAGTAGTTCCCAAAGTAGCGACAAAAGTAGTTTTAATTGAGCCAGTCGTTAAAGCCGATCATAGAAAACCAACAAACCTCATGGGATTAAAATATAATTCATGCAGGTTTATTGTTGAGCAGGGAACTGTAGAAACAACTAAGTATTGCAACGCTAAAATAGACCGCAATTCATATTGCACAGAGCATTATAAAATTTGTTATGTGCCGCCACGCAGAGCTATTGAAGGAATGATATCTGCTGGTAAATAAGGCGGCCTAATTTAAACGAATAAATTGCTACAAAAATCATGACGGCGATGCGTATTGCCGCCATGATTATATAATGATGGTCGGGACGCATCATGACCAGGATATGCTCACAGAGCCAGGAGAGCCTGCAGAGCCATTAGATGCATAAGAATCTGGCCATGGATAATAACACCCAAAAAAGTTGAATGCTGTCAAAGCGCCGTGTCCAGCAGATCCTCCGGCTCCAATAGATATAAATATCGAGTTGCCGGATGGCGGTCCAGAACCACCTTGAATCGGATTAGTGAAAGATGTGCTGGTTGTTGCCCCAGGATTACCGCTTGCGAAGCCTCCATATCCACCGCTTCCGCCGCTGCCGCCAGATGCAGATAAGTAGCCGCCAAAAGAACTAACACCTCCGGTGCCGCCGCCAGTTAATCCTGCGGTTACATATTGGCTGCTACAATTAACACCCCATCCGCCTTCTTGTCCGCCGCTGCCTCCAACACATGTAATCGTAATCGTGTTGTAAACAGGCACAACTATTGTTTGGCTCGAACCATATGACGCGCTGCCACCTGTAATCTTTGATGTTGAATAAAACAAATCCATGGCAAATGAATTACCAACAAGAGGAAATTGATATGCCAGGCCACTTTTACCAGCATAAACTCCTTGATAGGACGCCATGTCATTGCCGTATCCGAACTCGCTATTGACCGAGCGCCCCGTCGCGCCGTCTGTTCCTAGCTGTAAAAAACCAGAAGCAGG